CCAGGACGGCGTAGGAGGTATTATCGGACTTTCCTGTACTTATATTACCCGGAAGAGTATAGAAGTAAGTACCATTTGTTCACCACTTTCCGAGAGACAGAGGACCCCCAGGAAGTAGCAGGATTCTTCTACGACCTCAGCTTCAGTTACAGGGGCACATTTGAGGCCGTGCTCCCCAGCCTGGCGATGGACTGTCGCATGTACGACAGGAAACCCAGCCAGGGTATGGCAGTTGATGTAGGCCGCTCCGATAGGGAGCCGGGAGTTAAGAACATACTCAATTCCGCGGCCGCAGCGGGCAGGCTTGTTAATGTCCCGCACATACATGGTGGCTACATAGGAATGCTCAAGAAGGAGAAACCAGGCGCCTTCAGGGAGGAGATCGAGCACCATTTTGGTGATAAGGTCGACCTTAATAAATACCTCCACTCATCAGAGATCACAGGCCCTGCCACTTGTGCTAAGTTGCTCAACCTTTGCAACTCCAAGCCGAGTAAGCATGAGCTCACCCTTGACTGGAAGACCATGTCTAATGAGTTCGTCCTCTCGGTCGCCATGCAGCTCACCTGCGACGGTAATGGCCGCCCGCTTTACAACTACCCACTGGCGGAGAGTGACCTGCTAAACATCCAACTGAAGGATTCCTCCAGCGGCTATATGGATGCCAATTTCAACCCCGACAATCGTAAGTTCGCCAGTAAGCGCGAGGAGTTGGCCCTTGAGTATTTCAAGATCATGCTCAATGAGAGGTGGAGGATCACCCCAGGACACGTCTACAAGCCCACCAAGAAGGACGAGGTGCTCGAGAGGTATGGTAAGCCCGATGCCGATGGCCACTGTGAGCCCAAGAAGGTCAGGTACATCTACTGCGGCTGCACGGCCGAGTACATGGCCTTCCAGGCGGCGGGCCTATACGACCAGATGGCCCAAGGCCAGAACATGCGTGACGCCAGGCAACTACCTGTCCAAGGCGGGATGTATTACGAGCTGGTGCAGACCCTCTCGCGCAGTGTCAAGGGCACTTTCGCTGAAAAGGAGGCGAGTCTGGGAGGTGAAGTCTTCAGTATTGACTTCAAGGGGTGGGAGTACAACTTCGGCATGTACCCCAAGGTTGCATACTTCTTTGGAATTGTGGCCACCTTACCCCCCGGCCCCAAAAGGTATAGGTACAGCCTTGCCGGGGCCATAGCGAGTGTCATATGTCCCGTCGTCGCCATCGAGGGCCAGATGTCCATTTTGGCCCCGGATCTGATGCCGTCAGGTACCCTCCCTACCCTGGACCTCAACTGCGTCGTCAATACGATGATAACCATGCTCTTTGCCATGACCCTCCCAGAGGAGGAGAGACCCCCGGTCCTGGATACCATGAAGATGGGCGACGATCTGGTTAGTCGTAAGCACAAGTATGTTGACCAGATGGCAGAGTACTATGAGAAGGAGTTCGGAATGAAGGTAGCCCAGGTGGAGCACAATTCATTCCTCCAGCGCACCATAGACTTTGAGCAGCAGCGCACCGTCTACCCCCTGGAGAGGATCATCAACAAATTGTACCACTCCCCAGGCGGTATCCTTGACAAGCAGCAACAGGTCTACTCCTACTACCTGATCGCCAATGGGCACTTCGATGAGTTCAGGCTCCTCAAGGACATAGTTGGCAAGCCCACCTGTTTCTCCGACAAGAAGGACGGTGACATGATGGGCTTCTACAATGAGACCCTGAGTGACGACTTTGCCCTGATGCAACTTCATGAACCGCGCGATCCCACCGACGTCATGAAGAGGTTTGCATTTGAGGACATCCACAACAGTACCCCTGACCTCATGAACCGCAGGATCAATCGCGTTGGTTCGTTCATCAAGGCCAAGAAGGAGAGTAAGAGGAGGTTCGGAGTTGACGTCATCAGAGACAAGAAAGGCCTCATGAGAGAGAGCCGCAGAAAGTGAGTAATTACTTCGGCG